CATGCCTGAATTTGGTTTAAGAAAATTTCTAAAAAAAACTGCTAGAAGCGTAAAAAAAGTAGTTAAGAAAATAGCACCTGTTGCAGCTGTTATACCTGGTCCTTGGCAGCCTGCTGCAATTGCATACAACAGAGGCAGAGCCGCTATAAGTTTAGCTAAAGGAGAAGGGGGTATTGGAGATCTTATAACTGCGTTTACACCTGCAAAAGCTTATACAGGTGGACCAACAGGAAATATTTTCGGAAACACAAAAGAGTTTTTTACTAAAGGGGCAGACGGCGTAGGATTTTTTGGAAATATTGGAAAAGGCTTAGGTAATATAAAAGAATTTGTAACAAAAGGTGATGATGGTATAGGACTGTTTGGAAATACAATAGGAAAGGCTTACGAGTATGTTATGCCAGGTGATGATGGTGTGGGTCTGTATGGCAACTTAACTGGTGGTGGTGCTAAACCTGAAACTGATACATTAAAGTATGATCCAGTTAACCAAGGATATATAAACATTAAAACTGGAATGCCAGCTACGGCAGCAGAAGTAACATCTGTACCTGGTAACAGAAACATGATTGCAGAAATGTTTACAGGTGATAAGTCTCCTGTTGAATATTTAAGCTCAAAACTTTTGCCAGAATCTGTTGAACAAGCATTAGGGACAGGTCCTGGTGGGGATGGATTACTATCTAGTTCTGGTGAGGGCGGAGGAGGCTCTGGCATAAACCCACAAATGGCTGCTTTAGCTTTGTTATACGGTAAAGCTGTTAAAGATGCAGCAAAGAAAACCGAAGGTGGTTTAACCGATATTAGACAATCAATAAGACCAGATCTTAATCCAGCTCCTGTATTTGGTGGTTTTGATTTAGGTGTAAGAAAAGCTGCGGCCTTTGGTGGTCCAATAGGTTACGGCAGACAACAATTTAATAAAGGTGGCTTGGCTGCAATAGGCGAACTAGATATGCGAAATGGTGGTGAGTCAGTCGGTCCTGGAACAGGAACCTCTGATGATATACCAGCTATGCTTAGTGATGGTGAGTTTGTTATGACGGCTGCTGCTAACAACGGCGCTGGTGGTTTTAAATTTAATAAAACAAAAAAAGGTATTGAGTTGATAGCATCCAGTAAACCAGATAGAGAAAAAGGTGTAGAGGTAATGAATAAACTAATGGACACATTTGAAAAGTATAACGCTTCAGGGAGTATGGCATAATGGCTAATACAGTAGATCCCGTACTTCAAAGTCAGATAACAGCCGAAACAATAACAGACCCGCTTGTACGGGCTTTATATTTTGGTACTGACGGCACTCCTGGTTTTTATAATCAATTACAACAAGCTGGTGCTAACTTAATAGGAAGTGATGTTCCTTTACAACAAACAGCTGGTTTAGATCCATTAGAAACTCAAGCAAGACAAAGAGCGCAAGCTGGCCTTGGTGCATTCCAACCGTTTTTTACTCAACAACAAGATTTAGTTAATCAAGCTATAGAACAATCTAGAAGAGCCGAACAACTACAAGATCCTTATTTTTCTAGAGCAGAAGAGCAATATGGCTTAGGTTTAGAAAGCGCTCTTTCTGGGATTGGCCAAGCAAGAGGTATTGCAACAGGAGCTGTTGATCAATATGGCAACCGCTTAGGTGAATCAGAAAATCTTCTTAGAGGTACTTTAGGTGCATACGATCCTAGTATGACAGAACAGTTCTACAATCCTTATGAAGATAGAGTTGTTCAACAAACTATTGATGATGTAATGAAAGCTGGCGATCAGCAAGATATAGCGGCAAGAGCGCAAGCTATCTCAGCTGGTGGCGAATCAGCTTTTGGATCTAGGGCTAGGCTGGGTGCTGAAGAAAGAAGAGAAGCGCTTGGTAGAGGTCTAGGTGACGCACTATCAAACATAAGAGCAAGAGGTTTTTCACAAGCACAACAAACAGGTATGGGTGAATTTGCAAGGCAAAGACAAGCAGAAAGAGCTGCTGCTCAAGGCTTGGGTGGATTTGCTGGATCAAGATTAGGAGCAGAGCAAGGTTTAGCTAGTGGCTTACAACAGTTTGGTCAAAGCGAGGCTGCTGCGAGAGCAGGCTTAGCTGGTGGATTATTAGGTATAGGCGGTCAAAGAGGAGCTGGCGCTTCTCAATTAGGATCTCAATTAGCGGGATATGGCGGTCAACTTGCTGGTATTGGTCAAAACTTAGAAGCATTAAACAGAGGGCAAAGAGCAGAACTAGCAGGGTTTGGAGCTAATGCAAGAAATATTGCAGAAATGCAAAATCAAAGAAAATACGGTCAACAGATGCAACAGCAAATGAGGCCGTTACAAACTATGCAGGGTATTGGTTCTTTACTACCTGGCTACAAACAAGCAGGAAGTCAGATTGATTCTACATACGGTATGGCTCCTGATCCAAGCGCTCAAGGTCTTGGGGCAGCTTTCTCTGCTTACGGAGCTTTAGTACCTGGCCGAGGAAACTAACATGAACTTTCTTAATAGAAAGATGTTTGCAAATGGTGGTGGCGCTAGTACACCCAGCGGTCCTCTTGGACCAAATCAAATATACGATACTGTTTCAGGAAAAATTTACAACCTTGATAAAGATTTTGTAAGTGATTTATTTTTAAAAGGTAGAAATTTATATCCAATACTTAAAGATGATACTTTAATCAAAGGCTCAAATGTTGCTTCTGCTTTAGAAAAATTTAGAGATCAAGATGAACCGTTTGATTTAAGTAAAAGATCTTTTGGGTATTTACAGCCAAGAGATGTTGGAACAGGTTTAATAGATGCAGGAATTGCTACTGGTCGATTTTTTGAGCCGTATGTAAAAAAAGGTATAGCTGGGATAGGTGAGTTTGTTGGTTCTGATTATTTAAAAACAGCAGATGATGATGTTAGGACTGGAATATTTGGATTTAAAAGAGATGAAATGGATTCTATTTTTCCAACTGATCAAGAAAGATCAAGAGCTGCATTAGAAAGAATTACTGGCGAAAGAAATATTAATCCTGACAGAACATTTACAGCAGCTAGTATGAGTCCAAATGTAAATTTATCTCAAGGTTTTCAAGATGCGTTTCCTCCAAAAGTAAAAGGTGCTGCAAATATTATTTCTCAAATTCTTGGAAGAGATCCAATTTTTGATATTGATAAAGATCTTGATGAATTAAATCAACCAAATATTGTAGATACGGCTACCGTTACAGAAGTTAGCGGACCTAGCGGCCCTACGCCTATTACTACAAGTGAAACTTTAAGTATTGAAGGTGGTCCTGGTTCTCTAGAAGCTAGAAGATTGGCTTATGAAAAAGAAATGATTGGTAGAGATGAGTTTGGAAATTTATTGCCTGAAGGAAGATTAGAACAAGATGATGAGATTGCAACTCTATTAGATGAAATTAAACCGATAGAACAAAAGGTAGATGTGGATAAAACTGAAGCTGATACTTTGGCAGAAAATGAAGCTAAGTTTAGCGGCTTATCTGAAGATGAATTTAAATCTACATTAGATGAAATAGCTTTGCCTAAGCTTCCAGAAATTGAAAGACCTGTAACTGATACAGATGTCGTGAAACAAGAAGAACTTAGAAAACAAAATGATCCTATAAGTAGAAAATTAGATCAGCCAGGATTCTTTGGCTCTGATAGATTCCTTAACTTTATTAGAAACGTAGGTGGCGAGCTTACAAGAACTGGTCAGATGGGTGCAGGTCTTGCAGGTGGAGCATCTAAAGCCGCCGAAGAAAGAGCAGCTAGAGAGCTAATGGCTGACAAAGAAGAAAGAGATTACCAAATGAAATTGAGGTTAGCTAAAGCTGAAGCAGCTTTAGACGCTGCAAACGCAGAACCATACGATAAAAATCAAATTAAAAATTATGTTGAATTTGAAGGAAATTTGACAGGCGCATTAAAAGATTTTGATGAAGATGAAAGAATTGTAAGCGATCTAAATAAAATACTTAATGAAGATATAAATGAACCTGGGGCTTTTGGTGTAGGAGGTTTTATTTCTAAAATAAGTGAAGATTTAAGAGCTGCTGCTGGTTATGGAGAAACAGATTGGAACAATCTATCAGCGGCCAAAAGAACAGATCTTATTTTAAAGACTGTTACACAAAGATCTGTTAGAGATATTTTAGGAGAATCTGGTAAAACTATTTCTAACTTAGATAGAGAACTTGTTGCTGATATTTTTGGTAGCGTAAACGTGTTTACAACACCAGCAGAACTTAAAAAGAAACTTACAGATAGTAGAGCGCAAATAATAGAAAGCATGAGAACTCAACAAGACACAATTACGTCTAATGCTACTGCTTTACAGGAAGCTGGTTATCCTTCAAGAGTTTTGCAAAACAATATTCCTTTATTACAAAGAATCCTAAACTTTGATTTTGATAATATAGAAAATTATAGACTTGGCGATAATTCTTCTGGATATATTGAGACAACTTTATAATGCCTAGATATAAAGTAAATATTTCTGAAGATGTATTTGAATTTGTAGAAGCTGATACAGAAGAAGAAGCAAAGAAAAAAGTAAAAGCTACTATAGCATCTGGTGCTGTTTCTCCTTTTTATGACAAATTAAACTTTGATTATGAAACAGGAGTTAAAGGTAAGTTTGAAAGACAAATAGATAAAGGTACTGAAAGAGAAGGCGTACTTAGAAATCTTAGAGCGCAGTTAGCCAGAGCAGAAACTCCAACCGAACAAGATCAAGTATTATCTAACTTTGTAGGATCATCAGGTTTTACAAGAAACACTAAAGGACAAGTAGCAATAAAGCCTACAGGCTTAGAAGAACTAGGGCTACCAATTCAATACAGAACACTTACTGACGGTTCAAGAATACCGTTAAATACCATAATTGATGAAAATGACTTTGGGTTAAAGACTGGAGATCTTGCAGACTTTGCAGGTATAGCTGGCCCGATTGCTGGAGCTATTGCTGTTATGTCTCCGCAATTAAAAATTATCAAAGGCTTGACAGCTTTATTTGGTGGTAGATCCAGAATAGCAAGAATGGTTGCTGCTGGAACAGGCTCATCCGTAGGTAAAGCTGCGGAAGAAGCATTAGATTACCAAGAAGGTTTTCAGCTTCAAGAAAGAGATGAATTAAAAGATTTGTTTGGTGGTGAATTTTTATTTGGGTCTATTGGTCAAGGTGTAGGTGAACTTATTGGAATGGGGTTTAAATTATTTTTAGGTAAAAATGCGCCAGTAGAAGATTTAAGGCTTAACAGGCAAATGGCCAAGGGAAGGTCTGCAACTGACATATTGAAATTAGATGCAAGTTTAGGTAAAGAAGCAAGTGAAAGACAAATAGCAAAAGCAATTAGAGATGGCAGAGTTAAACAATTTGATTTTAAAGGTATTGCATCCCAAGCAACTTTAGGTAGAAAACTTCCTGGAAGATTACAAGATATTGCTGAACAGGTTCTTGGTAATACCAGAGACAAAGAAACTGCTGGTTTTTTAAGACTTGAAATAGACAACCTTTTAAAAGAAATAGGCGGAGAAAATGCTTTGCTACAAAAATCTATTTCAGATGCAACCAAAGGATCTTTAGATGAACAGGTGCAAGCAAGTTTGCAAGCATTACGATTAAAAGAAAAAAGTGTTACCCAACAACTTAAAAAAATGTTGGATGAGGTTGTAGATGATGCAATTGAAGTTGGTAATTATGGTGATGCTCCAACTAGAAAAATGTTAAGTGATGAGTTAAAAGAAAATTTAGCAAAAGCAAGACGCGAGGTAACAATTGATTTAGGAAAAAAATACAGGGGTGTAGACGAGGTTTTTAATGACCTTGTTTCTACTGAAGGAAAAACAGGATTAGAACTTGCGAAAGCACAAACAACTGACAGAATTATTCGTAATGTTATATATGATAATGTTGATGAATCACTTAAATTAATTAAACAACATAAAGATGCAGATTATTTTTGGGGTGTAAATAATAAAGATGAGTTAGATGGAGGCATAGTTGCTCAAATAGAAAAAGCGCTTGCAAAATTAAGACAAGATGTTGCTAACCCAATAGATGAATTTGGCAATCCAAACCTAGTATCTTTATCACATATAAGAAATGCTTACTCAAAATTAAACACCATTTCAAGAGATACTCTTGAAGCAAGCCCAGAGCGTAAAGTAATTATTGAAGTAATGCGTAAGTTAGATGATTCTAGAGTAAATCAAAATGGGGAATATTTTGTACCAAAAGGAGGGCCTAACAGTATTCTAACTCAATTAGAAGTTGAGGGTGTGACTAACTTTAATGTTCAATTAGCAAAAACCATAAAAAGAAACAAGGAGCTTAATCCTAATTCGTTTGGAGATGAAATTGAAGTAAAAGGTGACGTGCTATCTGATATGAATAATGCAATAGAACAGCTTAGAATTGCAAACAGAACGGCTGCTGAAAGAATGGCTCCATTTGATAGAATGGAAATTAAAAAAATTATTTCTAATTCTCAGAAAGGTGCATTTGATGTAGATGAAATTTATAAAAAAGTTATTTTAAATGGAGATAAAGCTGAGTTAGATGACATATTTAAAGCACTTAACCAGTATGATAAATACTTAACCCAAGCAGGAAAGGTTGGTAATACAGAAAAAAGATTAAAAGCTCAAATTAAACAAAGATTATTTAATGATGCATTTAGAGCATCAACGGATGTTGTAGATGAATCAATTAACTTTACTCAATTTGCAAAAGAAGTTAAAAAATTTGAAAGAGATTATCCTGGAAAATTTGATTCTTTATTTACTGATAGCGCTACGGGTAAAAATACAGCCAACCTTGTAAGAACTACAATAGATCAAATTAATAAAATCAACCCAAGATTAAAACCTCAAGATATAAAAAACTTAGTAGCAGACTTTACAAATCCAAGCAGACAAGTTGGTTTGAATGCGAGCGATCAAGGCTTGGCTTTTGTACAAGGATTAAAACAATTAGCTAAAGCTTCTGAAGATAGATTAAAGTTAGAGGCCAACAGAGCAATATCTGATTTACCGTTAAAAGGAATAGATGAAACGGTTAATATAATTTTTAGGCCTAACGCTAATGCAAATATACAGATATTAAAAGATACCGTAAGTGATGAGGTGTTTACCAGCATACAACAAGCAAGCATGCAAAAACTTTTATCTAAGTCTATAGACTTAAATGGAAAAGGAAGAATTACAGATTTATTTAAGCCTGGTAATTTAAAAACAGCTTTAGATTCTTATGGTGATGAAACCTTAGATGCTATGTTTGGCAAAGAGCTTACCCAAGGTTTAAAAAACTTTCAAAGAACAATAGACACTTTAACTAAACAAGAAGCTGGTCGTGGAGGCGCAGCTGGTGGATTGGTTGCTGCTGGTATTGGAGCTAGTTTGGCCCTTAACCCAATAGCTGTATTACCTACGGTTTTAGGATTAGCAGTTGCAAGAAAACTTTTTGCTTCTCCTAGAGTAGTAGCTGCATTTGCTAAAACAGATAAAGGTTCAGTTATAACTTCTGTAGATATGACCGAACAAGCAATAAGACAAACTCTTGTAAGAGAGTTAGGTATGGAAGCAGAGCAAGCAGGATCATTAGCTGGTGATATTATGGATGGCGTAATAGATGCAGCAGGAGTTGAAGAAATAATTAACGATACAAAAAAAGCAGCACAAGAAGTAGTTACTGGAGTAGAGGATATAGAACAACAAACAAGACAAAACTTACGGTCAACTCAAGCACCTGTTGTTCAAAACATACCTCTACCAGATATTTCATCAATTGAAATGCCTAACCTAGATCCTTTATCACAAGAAAGATTAGATCTAGACGAACAGTTATTCGGTAGACCTTCTAGGCTTGGGTAATACTTCTACCGTTTACTTCAATTACTTTCCCATCAAAATCATTGCAAATCTTTCTTATTAAAGAATTATTATAGATAGGGTGAGTTGCATATAACTTTTGTTTCTCCATCCAGGCTTCTTGTTCTTTAGTAAGTTTGGTTGTTGGTGCATTCTTTCTCATCAGAAACCTATTTCATTACGGTCCATACCCAAAGGCTTATCTGATAAACAGATCCACTCTTCTAACGGTATATGTATGTAAGGTTCGTTGTCTTCGTCATAGGTAGGATTATCACTTACATTCATTCTGACATCATAAACAAAGTCTTTCTTCCATTCATGCATATAAATACCATCAGTCATAGCATAAACAATAATGAACGGTACGCCTGTTGCTAATGCAAACGAAGATCCTTTTCTTAATTTATTCGTAGAGATTATTAAAGTGTCATACTTGTCATACGCAAAGGTACGACATTTAACTTCGCACCAATAGTTTTTTTCTTGCGACTCTATCCAATAATCTAGTGAATAACTTGTGGGTAACTTATGACAACTAACTCCCCAAAGGCCCTCCAAGAATCCTGCGACTCGTTCTTCTCTTTTCTGATCTTCTCTGCTTTCTAATGATGGTGTCTTCATATTATTCCTCAAAGAAGTTAGGATCTACGGCAACAAACCTTTTGGTTGGTCTGCCTTTGCCCCCAACTTTTATTTCAATTTCCTGGATTTCTCCAGCATTTTTTAATCGTTCTATAATTTCTTTTACTTCGTATGACTTCATGCTTCTAAATAGTTCATGCCTATCTACTTCTCTTTTAGATATGCCTTCTCCATTTCTAGATCTAATAAATGATAAGACTTGTTTAATCTTAGACTCTGTTGCAGAACTTGCTACTTTGTCTCTACAAGACTCAATAAACATAAGATCGTAGTATCTAATGTAATCAATCGCCCACTTAGTTATATCAGCTGTAATCTTTGTTGCATCAGCACTAGAAGCTAAAGTACAAAGCAAAGATAATCTCATAGCCTTCTCTCTGGATCTACTGAGCAAAGGTTCTAAGTTATCTTTTTCTAATATGTCTTGTCTTTTAATAATCTCCCTTGCAAAGTCTTGTAACAGTTCTTCTGACGGTTTATCAAACTCTAGTACAGTTTGGTTTAAATCTAACTCTGCATTATCTCTTGCTGCATCAGATAAATTACCTTTCATTCTACGAACATAATTAACCCAGTTGACTATACTTGTAGGTGGCTCTTTAAATCTTTTTAGATCTCCAACACGTCTTGGTTCATTAGATTCAACAACTACAAACCTGTTAAGAAAACCATCTGCTATCCTTCCGCTGTTTAATGCGCCGTAAAAGTTTTTAGGTACAGACAATCCAACTAATGTGATGGCTGGTTTATGTGTAACCCTATTCATCATCTTTTCTTTGTACTCTTCTTGTACTGCCATAAGTGAATAGTTGTCTGGTCGTAGAGTCCCATGGCAACGCCCCCAAGCTTCCATAAGTGTTTGTATGCCGTCTTCTTTGTTTGTGTTACCAGCATTACTTATAGCCTCAAGTCTTTTACCGAACTCATCCATAATTGTTATTTGTGTTGGTCTTATTTTAAGAACAGAGTGAACAGCACCACTTGATGTATAACCATCACCAACAATTAACTTTTCTTGATCTGAAGCATTTAGTACAGATTCAATAAATGTTTTGATGTTTTCTTTTCCCTGCCCCGATTTAGCAACACCCATAAAATACATACTAGAAAAGTTATTCATGTTTGTTCTATATAATCTTCCACAAGTAACACTTGCTAATGCTAACGCCCCTACAAGAGATAGTTCTGGTTGCGGAACTTGAGCAATATCCTCACAAAAGTCAAACATGCTTTTAAGCAGTCCAGGTGGCGAAAATAAATCTTTAGGTGGTGTAATGCTTTCGGTTGACTGTATAAATAGTGGAGCTATCTGATTCTTACGATCATGTGTTCTTTTAACATTATCAACAACTGAATCAACTTCTTGTTGCGGTAGTGGTGGGTTATTATTCTTATTCCAATTTTGTAAAAAGACTCTAACAAATTCTAAGTTTACATTTTTAGATATAAGATAGCCTGCAATCCTAGCAGCTCCATCATTCCTAGATCCTTCCAACACGCCATCCAAGGAGAAAGGTGCCGTTTGTTTACTGCTGTCAATCTTAGGAACGCCTGTAATCTGTAAGTATTCTTTTTCAGTAAAGTCTGGAAGATCTGTATGGTCATGTATTTTCCAGTCTGGAAACATAACAGGCTTATAAACTTGGCCATTAGCATGACGGTTATATGGAGCAATAATAAGACCACCCACACCCCTAATATCTATTAGTCGTTCAATAGGTGTTTCGTTGGTTCTTCTCGTTGCAAAGGTTGTATAGTTTTCTGGATTGTTATAATAGTAATGCATACCTTTACCAGTTATAACTTTAAATGGGCAAGCAGGTAAATTCTTTTCTACCCAATCCATAGCCTCTGGTGAATCTGCATCAACAACAACAAACTTGCCACAAACTAATGCGACAACTAAATTGTCTCTATCTTTAAACCAAGACTCTACAAGTTCCCTAGTGGGTCTTGTTTCCTTATATTGTTCCCAGCCTTTTAAAAATGATGGAGGTTTTTTGTTAGATCTTTGTAAAGGTACTACATTATATCCATCATCATAATAAGCCAGCGCAATATCCAAGGACGAGTCATCCTCGGTAATATTGAGTTGGAACATACTATTTTTGTTCTTCTAAAATTTCAGATATAGAACCGTAAATAGATTCAAAGTCTAATCTTCCCTCTGTTGCTTGGATGATCTGTTTAGCTTGCGCTATAGATGGTTGCCTGTATCCATACCTCCAGGATTTGCATGATGCTTCAGAACAATTAAAATCTTCTGCTGCTTTTTTATGACCTAAAAACTTTATATAACCAGATAATGTGTATTGATCTACTTTTCTTTCTTTATGCTTTGGTTGAACGCCCATAGTACTTAACTCCTTTAATTTTTTTGTTGCAATAGCCTTGGACCTAAAATAGTAATTAGCTAGCCAAGTTATATCGTTTTGTTTGCTCATATACTTCTCCTAAATAATATGATTTACATATTGTAGTTTCTTGGGTTATAATAATCAAGTTCATTTTTACACAAACTATAGGAGGGTAGATCATGAGCTTAAAAGATAAGATAAAAACACCTGATAAATTGGTGGACCAACAAGGGGCCAAGCTTCTTGTATATGGTCAAGCGGGAGCTGGTAAAACTTTTTCAACACAAAGTATGCCAGGTAAGGTTTTAGTTATTAGTGCGGAAGCTGGTTTGCTTTCCATTAAAGATGCGCCTAACGTATCTGCTATTGAAGTATCTAATTATGACGATCTAAGAGAAGTGTATGCTGCTCTTAAATCTGGTGAATTAGTCTACGATAGCGTATGTTTAGACTCTGTATCAGAGATTTCTGAGATCTTGTTGGTACATGAGAAAGGTAGAAACAAAGACGGAAGAATGGCTTATCAAAACGTAAGTGAAGCTGTTACAAGTCTAATGAGATCATTTAGGGATCTAGATATGCATGTCTTATTTCTTTGCAAAGAAGGTAAAGAAAATAATGATGGTGTATTTTTCTTTGGTCCTAAGATGGCAAGTAAACCTTTGGGGGATGCAATTACGTATTTCTTTGATGAGGTTTTGGCACTACGAGTTATCGAAGATCAAGATGATGACGGTAATCCCGTAGCTGCAAGGTGGTTACAAACAAGGATAGGTCAAGGCTACACAGCCAAAGATCGTAGCGGTAAGCTAGAAGCCTTTGAGGAACCAAATCTAACTGCTCTAATTACAAAATTAGGGTTTAATATTAATATTGAAAATAAGGAGAGTGCGTAATGTCAGATTTTGATGGCGTTGATTTTTTTGAGAATGCGGAGCAAATGGAATCGAAAGGTCCAGAGGTTGCTCCAACTGGTGAGTACGAGGCAAAGATTATTGCTGCTGAGAAATATAAATCTAACAGCGGTAATTGGACGCAGAAGGTAACTTTTCAAATTGATGGCGGTAACTACCGAGATCATAATGAATGGTATAACTTATGGTCTGCTAACGAAGATTCAAAAAGAATAGCAAGCGAGATATTTAGTCGGCTTGCTCTTGTTTGTGGATTTAAAAAGCTACCAGATCTTGCAAAAGATTTTATTGGTAAGCAACTTAAAGTTGGCATTAGACAGTATGAAGACAACTGGACTAATAATGACGGCCAAGCTGTTACTTCGTTGAAAACTAAAATCATTAAGATGGAACCTTCAGAGATGAAACCAGCTGCACCTGGAGATAAACCTCCATTCTAGGTGTAAAAGAAAGAAGGGGGCTATATGCCCCTTTTTTTTGTGTTTTAAAAAAAAATGACCTTCTGAGAGGCCGCTGGTGGCGTTTTCTTACCCTACCCTAGGGTTTACCCTTAACGAAGTTATCACGTTTTTTGGGTATTTGGATTTATAGCTTTTAGGTAAAGTTCTTGCCAAAATTTAACCTTATGTAAGAGATCGTTGTTTTCTTCGACAAGTTTTTCTAAATCTATTTTGCTATTATCACCTGGTATGCAAATGGAAAAGAATATTTTATTTTTATCTACCTCAGTTTCAAACTTTTTTCTTAATAAATCTGGAACGTTTGCAGCGTTTGGATCTACAGCATCAACATAAAACTTTGCTTGAACCAAGACCTCTCTTTCTTTTTTTAGTTCAGTCATCCTCTTTTTCTCCAGAACCACCAGGCAACTGTTCTACATCAAACCAACCACAAGGGTAATTAATCATTACATATTCTCCAATCTTTCTATCGCCCAATTCAAATAAACAACTGCTTTTTTTAGATCCGAGATGTTAGATCCTTTTAGATCTTCTCTCCAAATATATTTAACGGCATTACCTTTGCAGAAACCTTTAAACTCTTCTGCCGTAAGCATAGATCTCATGGCCTGTATATACTCTATCTCACCTCTAGTGTAGTGAGGTGGTTGGTTTACTGGATCATTTTTGACTTTGCTCACTTCCTATCTCCAAGATCTACAGTCACAATATTAGGTGAGTTATAGATCGTAGCTTCTTTGCCGTTTAATACAGCGTTGTATTCGCCTAGCAAATGTTCAAGCTTGAGCCAACCAGCAGTCATGTCATCATGATTCATTTTGAAAATCTTACTTGCAAAAGGTTTTTTCTTTTCTTGCGCAACAAAGATAAAATCAGCCACATGAAAGCCAGCTTTCTCAAAGCCACGCTTATACCAAGCGGCTTGAAGATCGTACTGATACTTCTTGATAGATGAAGTAAAGCCTCGGACTGAGCAATCAGTCGTAGTTTTATAATCAACAAGAATAATTGAGTTAGATTCATGAGGTGTATTAACAGGATATCTAAGCACATCTGACTTAACTTTAAGCAATAGATCCTTTTCCCACCAAAAGATTGCTCTTTCAAATGGAGAATTGAACACACTTGGGTATTCTCCTTCATCAGCTGATATATGTTTGATGGCTTCTGGTATTAAAGCTTCCTTCATACTGTAAAGAGTGTCTTTATCTTTAGCAGTAATAACGGTTAATCCTCTGTCTTCATACTCCTTCTTTAACTCTTTGTTAGCGTTGGTGTATGGAGATCCACTCAAGCACACCACATCATTCACAAAAGCTTCCTCTCCCTCAACAATAAGCGAGTGAGCGGCAGTTCCAAACTTCATGGCTGGGGTAGTCTCATGTTCCTCTTCAAATGCATGAAGCTGACTCTGACCAAACCTTCTAATGTTTGATGATGAGATTCCTGGTACTGAATGATAGAAGTTATGTTCCATATCTGGGAAATAGACAGCATCCCCGAGGACCATATGTTCTTCGTTCTCTAAGATTTCTGGCATTATTTTCATGACGCCTCCTTCATGCTATCAACGGCATCTGTAAGTTTATTAACAATCTCTGTTAGATCTGAGATGTTAGCCTTCAGTTCAAACAAAGTGTAGTTAAGGCGATCTTTAGTGATCTCTTTTTCGTTTGATGCATTTAAGATTGCATCTATCTTTTCTTTAGTTGTTTGCATATTACTCTCCTAAGTAAATGTGTTTAATTGCATTTTAAAGTAAAAAGTCTATAATGTCTACATATAGAAACTTTAGGAGGTTACAAATGGGTAGAACAAGCGATATGTACATGTTAATGCGTTTGTCTTATGACCAGGCTGAAAACGATCTGGCTGATAAGAAAACGGATAATCTTGTGGGGGCCTACAAGAAATATCACAAAGAAAACTTAAACTTTGAGTCATCTTTTCCAGAAGAAGAGGTCCGTATGTTTCATAACGAAGAGTTTGAGAACATTCAAATAGTTTAGTTCGCGTCATTCAGCAATTAAGCTGGATAGTCTGCATAAGTATCGGGGGAGCTTGGCGAAACAATCCCCCGCTTTTATATAAGGAATAAAAATATGAGTAGTACAGAGTTAATACAAACAATCGTGAGCCAGTTTCATAGTCTTTCCAGGTCTGAAAAGCTAGAACTTATTGATATATTGATGCGTCATGTTGCACATGAGGTTAAACAAGAAGACCTAGATAATTTTACTGAATAAGTTATAGTTAATTAATGACAGTCAAAGTAGTCCCAATCCAAAGTAAGATGCAAAAGCCAACTCTAGCCGAGGTGGTTTCTCGTTTAGAGAATCTTTTTAACAATTACACACTAAGAGGCGAGGATAAGTTAAGCGTTGTTTTAACTTCATTGAGCTATTGTGTGTGGAGTCTACAGAAACTTGTAGAAGATGATGATGATAAGCTGCTGCATTTAGTAGATGAGATCCTCAATCAATATGTAGAATTGGGTGAAACTGTCATAGAATTTACGCCAGATAATGACTAATCTATTATTGTCTTATTATTGTCATAAATGTATGACGCAAGAAAACATGATAAGAATGCGGGTTTGACGATTATTTTATTTTTTTCATTTTTGTCACAGGAAAGAAGGAAATATAGATAAATAAATAATAAATATCTTGACGAAGTAATTTGTTGTAAGGTATCCTCTCAATACACTTTAGGGTAAAGTGGGGGTAGGTATTATTATTTCCCTCACTCTAATATGCTTAAAACAATATGGGTTATAGAAAAAATAAATTAGAATATGAACCTATCCTTTCTCCAGAAGAAGAAGCTCCTATAGAATTTGCTAATCTAGACAATTCACTCAATCGCAGACAAAGAAACTTTATTTGGCAAGCTGTCAATAATCCTCGTTTATCTCTCGTAGAATGCGCACATAAGGCTGGGTATAAAGATGCTCGTCAATCTGCCAATAAGCTCATGAATCATCCTACTATTCGCAAAGAATACAACTATCTGATGAATGAAGCTAAAAAGAAGTATGAGTTAAATTATGATAGAGCTGTCCAGGATTTATATGATATTAGAGACAAGGCCCTCGAAGCTGGGTCTTTTAATGCTGCCATATCGGCACAAAATAGTTTGTTAAAGGTCGGGGGTCTTGTGGTGGATAGAAAAGAGGTTATGTTCGGGAAGGTAGATCAAATGAGTCGGGAAGAAGTAGAGAAACGACTTGAGCAGCTGATGGGGAATGTGGTCTTAGCCAATAAAACTGACGGTCTTCTGGATCCAGGCGGGCTGGAAGATGAGGCTGATAGTTTGGAAAGGTTGGAACAGGAAGATCTAAAACAGGAAGCAATAGATCAAGCTACGGATTTAGAAGAAGAAGAAAGTTTTGATTAGTTTTGGTTAGGTCTATCCAGAATAAATACAAGGATGTATAAGAATAGTGCTAGGTAAAATAAGAAACTCATGAGAGTGTGGCACTCATAAGATACATACTTTTAGGAGAGTAGAAGATATATTGAATCCAATCAAACAAGTACCACTTTCGGATTGTATCGAGATTAATCATAATTAGCAACAATTCTAAGGCCCTCTATTCTGTCTTGGGGTGTTTTAAACCAA